CTCTTCCAGCAGTGCCTGTGGTCCCTCGATATCCTCGATGTCCAGCACATACCGGAAATTCTTCGTAACGACGGTGGCGACGTATATAATTTTTGTATCGTGCCCGTCGTCCTTGCGAATGGAATAGTACACAGCAAACAGCTCGTTTTCTTCGATGCTGTCGTCGTATACCATAAAGGTATTTTCCGGGGACAGATTCTTGATAATCAGATCGGTTTCGCCCTCTTTTGCGTAAATATACTCAAAAGCGAGCCCGTAAATAGACAAATCCAGACCATTATCCCCGTCCGCCTCGTCTGCCCCGGCAAGTTCCAACGGCTCCGTCAATGCAGCAATGTCTGCGCTGCTTTTGTAGGATACCGGATTCCCAATAAAATAACTGGATGCCGTGTCAGCAATGTCCTTTGCATGGTTACACACCAGCTTATTTTTGCGCTCCGCTTCATCCAGTATCTTATGCTCGCCTTCATAATACTTTTTCTTTTTTGCAAGCTTCTCTCTAAACTTCTGATGCTTCATAATCAGCAGCCGGATTGCCTGCTTGTCTGGTGCTGTTTCGTCCCACTTGTCCGCGGGCATTGTAAACTTATACATCCATATCACCTCGCTTTAATCAAAGCCGTATTTTGCTTTATTTTTCACACGCCCTGTCCGCTTACTCAGAATTGTATACACAAAATATCTTACTGCGTCCATCGCGTGGTCATTTTCTTTTACCGGTCTGTCCTCGCCCTGCTGTGCTGCTTTTTCATCCCAGATGTAGGATCCAAATTCCATGATCGTATTGATGCAGGTATCGCAAAATACCAGCAAGCCCATGTTAAGCATGGAGGCAACCTCTCGTATGCCATCCTCCACATCGTTGTCTGCTTTCAGGACACGATATCCACGTTTCCTCAGTTCCGCGATAAAAGAAGCGGCTGCCGGGTCTACAATCACTGCTCTGATCGGGACGCCATCCAGCCACTTTTCAAAATCATCTGCATATTCTCCATCTGTTTTCTGTTTCCCTTTCGCACGCCCGGAATAATAATATTCCCGAACGCAGTACCATTTCCCGTTGTTGCCCTTGTTCCATAGTAAAAAAACAGTTGCGTTTTGCGTACCATAGTCGCAGCTTACATATCGCCCGCCGTCTTTCAGACACCGGAAGAAATCTGTTATCTTCTGTACATGCTTATCAGCGTCAAACATGTCATAGATAATTCCTTCCGCCATTGCCCACAAGCCTAAAATGTAGCGTTTGAAAAACACGCCGGTGTACATACTGCGGTACCTGGCTTTGATCTCTTCTGACAGGCTCAAATTGTCGTCCATCGTAAAGTGGACATACAAGATATTTTTTAGCCCTGCTTCCAGCCCTTTTGCTGCGGCTTCCGCCCTGACCTTCGCTGTCTTCTCTTTTCCGAGGTATCCGGTCGATTTATTGATCCAGTTTATTTTAAACCAGTGATACGGACCGTCTGGGTTACAGTTAAACCAGTATTTTGACCCTTGTACAGAGCAGCGTCCGGTTGCCTGATTTACAAAGCTTTCCGGCATTAACGCCACTTCATCAAAAAAAACACCCGCCAGCGTAATGCCCTGAATCAGGTCTTGTGATCGTTCATCCTTGCCGCCGAAAATATAAAAATAGTTCTCCACAGCCCCGCGTCTGATAATCACCAGGTTATCCGCCCTGTGATCTGAGACCTGATACCCGCGGCTTTTCAGCATCAGCTTCAACCAAAACAGAACGTTTCGTCTGAATGAACCGATCGTCTTGCCACACATGGCAAAATTCTGTCCGTTAAACGTATCCATTGCCCAGATCGCAAAGGACAGCGACATGCTCACTGTCTTGCCGGATCTGATTGCGCCATCTGCAATGATCCCGTCATAACCCTTTACCGGGGAATCCGGGCACCACCAATTCAGGATTTTTCGCTGCTTTTGCGAAAACGGCTTGAATTGGAAAAAACGCTTAATCTGCCTCATCCGACCAGTCCTCCCCTGCGGTTCCATTCAGTGCCGCAAGGAAACCATCGTCTGCTGCCGCATCCTCATCTTCTGCGACATTTGTCTTCGCTTTCAGGACAGCGATCCGGGCGCGCTGCTCTTCCGTTGCCAGATCCATATGATCCGTCAGCCAATTCATTGCCTTCATCCGGTCCATCAGTTTCACACTTGCACCATCTTTCCCTTGCTTGACTTCGGCAATAAGCGTCCCATCCACATCCGTTGATTCCCTGAATTTTACCACGTTTATTTCTTTTGTCAGCGGAATTTTTTCTCCCGTCTTTTCATCCGTCACCGTGATCGGCCCAAACGCCCCCATTACTGGAACGGTTTCACGCCCAAACGAAACATAATCCGTCATATCCGCAAATGCAATATCCATATACTTCTGAAAAATATCATGCTCATCCAAAAGCTCGCGGTTCAGACGGTTCTGTTTCAGCTTCATAATCTCATCCCGGATACAAGGATTTACAAGGAGACGGTATCCTTCCGAATTTGCGACATCATAGCTGCTGCCATATGCTTTCTTATATGCTTTTGTAGCGTTGAAGCACCGAACATAATATAAGCAGAAAAGCCTTTGTTTATCTGTTAAATCAGCATTTTCCAATACTTGACCAACATCTTCCGCAACGGCTCTTTTACTCTTTTCTTTGGTTGCAACCTTTTTCCCTTTTGGTTGCAACTTTTTTTCTTCAAGGTTGCAACCTTTTTTCCAGTATCTCGACGCCCAGGACTTGACCGTCGAAAGACTTACCCCATACTTTTCAGCGATCTCCTTATACTTCATTCCTTCCTGATAATCCCGAAAAGCCTGTTCTCTTACTTTCTCACTTTTCACCTCACCACCTCTCAATTCATTTACAAATAAAATCCTTCCGGACTTTTGACAGCCCTTAACAGCATTCCGCTAGGAGGATCAAGGAGAAACCAATGTTGGCACGTTGGCCAGTGGACCATGCAGGAATCGAACCTGCGACCGACCGGTTATGAGCCGGATGATCTGACCTGCTGAGCTAAGGGTCCGTTGTTGTTTTTTTTGGAAAAGAAAAGAAGCAGGGATTAATCCTGCTCCTTCAACATACTTGTTAATAAATCAGTGAACTATATGTTTATTCCTCTATTTTATACCAAATATCTCCCAGTTTCGCATCTACAGGCTCTTCTTTCTGAATATATACATTAGGCTTATTTAGAGTCTCTTGAGTAACAACGTCTCTTGCCACTTCTTTTACCTCAGAATGTGATAATCCGTAATTATTAATCGTTTCTGCTACTTGGGAATTTTCAAGTTCTGAATTTTTGATAATAATTTTAGCTTTTTCTTCTCTTTTTCTGTTCTTTTTTCTTCTAACAAATCCAAATATTGCGGCTCCCGCAACAGTAATTATGCCGATCAGGGCATCGATTCCCTCTATTGTCACCCCATACTTATCGAAGAACAAGTTTATATTTTTTAAAAAATCCACTTTTAATCCCTCCCACACAATACATTTTTCTTCATCATACACCATAAACCGGCAAAAATCTATATTACCAAATATGGTATCATAAAAAGCACCCAACCGCATTTCTACAGTCAAGTGCTTCTCAAAGATGTATGTGGGGGAAGTAGTGGCTTATCCACTACTGTCAGTTTATACTATAACATTTTAAAACCGAACAATGCGAACAAAGTGAACAAACTTTTATTTTTCTGCCATAAATCTCTGAAATTCCAATCTCACACTATCCCCCGTTGCCTTCCGCCCCATCTTCACAGCCACCTCCTCCCATGTCAGCTCTTCGAGGAATTTCCATCGGATGATCCGCTGCATCCGCGCCGGGATCGTCAGCATCCACTCTTCCACGTTCAGCTTAATCTTCTCTGCGTTCGCTTTCCGGCGCTCCAGCAAGCCTTCGTCCCACCGAAGCGCACTGTCGTCTGCATAGGTAAATGTCGTCCCTTCGATCTTGAAATGCTGCGGCTGGTACGGGAAATCCGGATTGCTCCCGCTTACATTCGTCTGGATGATTGTCTTGCGCTTTTTCTTTAATGCCCGGATGTCCCGTTCTGTCTCCTGGACCAGCGCACATGCATCTATGTAGTCGTTTAGGATGTTTTTATCCATCGGTGCCACCTTCTTTCTCATCCATTTGCTTACTTAAATATCAGGTTTTCTTTCCATTCTGCTCTTTCCGGCTTATTCGCCTAAATACTCATTTAATCCAAATCAAACCTATCTTTCGTGTACTGCACATAATCCTCCTCGCTAAGGTACAGGTACAACCTCAACGACCTCGATCCATCCTCGTACACCTTCCCTACCGCAATGATCCGGCTGGATTCATCGCAGGCGTAAACATCTTTTTCTAAAAATTTTTTCTCCCTGCGTTCCCCGTCCATCTCGTATATAACAATCGCTCCACCGTCCACAGCCATATAATTTATTACCGGACAAATTATGGTAATGTCCCTTCCATAATCGTAGCACCCGCTTAAAAATACTGTCATTGCCATCGCAACCGCTATTGCTCTTATCTTTTTCATAAGCTTCCGCCTCCCATAAATGTCCTCATCATTTGTTTTTTCCACCCTGCAAGTTCCTCCGTTGTCTCCAATCCTTCACAGGTTCCTCGTTCGCCTGCTGCCATGTTTGATATATCTCCACCTGTTATCGGATTCCACGCTCTATCATCTATATAGACATCTGCTCCCACCTTCCGGCAGTCCCCTCCGAAAAATTCAATTCTTTCCGGAAGATTTTCATTCACGGCGTCAAATTTCAAACCATGTCCCTGACACCACTCTACTGCCTTCTGAAGCGGCTCCCCGCTCCGGCAGGTCCACAGGATTACTTTATCTCCCTGCTGCCTGCGTCCGACCAGATAACCGATCAGCTCCTGATTCGGTTCCCCGATTTCCGGCCACCTGTTTTCACACAGCGTCCCGTCGAAATCTACAGCATATGCCTTGCTCATTTTCTTTTGTTCCATCTTTTTCCAAGATCTCCTATCTCATAAACATCATGTTCCCACCGCCGTCCAGCCCATAGTTCGCGATTGACCAGAACAGAAGCATAAAATACAATATCATCATAACTGTGACAATCAGTATCACTTTCCATGTTTTCATTATCGCCCCCATCCGTACCCGTAGATATCCGGGTACATCCCGTTTTCCATCATTGATTCCATGTACCTCTCATACGCCTGTCCATCATCGTGTCCGATAAACCACGCCGCTTTGCCGCATAAAGTCCAAAGTAAAGCTCCTGTCACGATTGCTGCCAGAATCACGACCAACACATCTTTCAGATTCATGTGCGTTTCGCCTCCCCTGCCAGCACGACCTGGTACATTCCCTGCCATTTCATCCGCTCCCGCGCATAGCGGTTCACCCTTGCTTTCGGCAGCCCTATGAGCGTTTCAATTTCTGATGCCCGGTATATTCCCATATACCGCCCTCTCTTATAGATCTTATATGCACATGCTGTCCCCCTCATCTCCTCCGCTCCTTTCCAAATTCCAGTGCAGGGAAGCGCCGCTTACTTTCTTTTACGTCCACTTCTTTCCCGCTGCTATCGCGCATCCCTGCTGCCTCCTGTACTCCTTTTCTCTTCTCCGTCCCATAAATCTCCGCATTTGTGATGCAACATCTGGTTCCCTTCGCGTTCTCGACGAGAACATGGTGCGGGTATTGTTTGATCACTGTTGCCCGGCGTTGCGGCGCAGTCTTTTGGTTTTCATCCTTCTGTGCCCATGCTTCTCGAATCATAATCTTATCTCCCGGTTTCAATTTTTTTACTGGTAACATCCTGTGCTTCCTCCTTTGTTTCCCAAAACACAAATCCTTCCGGCGGTACCGTCCTGCTGCCTGGCTGTACTTTTTCAATCTCTTTCCCGGCATCACCCCAATCTGCAGACAAATGCTTTTTTTCATTTACGCTGTCTTTCCGATATGTGACCTTTTCCCGCGTCCATCCGGGATACATCCGCCGCATCCGCTTTTCAAGCATCCTTATCATTTCCTTCCGGTTATCAAGATTCCCGTTATCGAGCATCTGATGGTGCCAGACGCACCCAAGCACTCCATTCTGCTCCACTCCCATCCCCAGCTGAGAACGCGGGACGATATGCATGATCTGCAGTGCCGTCCGGCAGTAGGCCGGGTCTTCCGGCGGCTCATATCCGGCCGCGCAGAAGACGCAGGTTTCATTATCACGCTTATGTATCGCTTTCCGGTCTTTCGCTGTAAATTCCAGCTGCCGCGTCAGCTTCTTTTTCACTCTCTTCTTCATCCTTTCTGTCCTCTTCTGTTTCTTTTCCCATCTGGTCGATGCTCATCTGTCCCGGTATCTCTTCCGGCGGCGCGGGAAGGATCTCAAACTGCAGCGCCACATATCCTGGCACCAGCCCACCGTGGTCGTTTATCAGGTGCGTTATCCTGATATCTATCTCTGCGCCGGTCTGCTCCCCATCCTTCTGATGCTGCAGTCGCACTGTATTCCCGACCCGGTACGGGTCATGAATGCGGAGGATTAAAAAACGCTGCCCTTTCCGGATGTCCGTCATCACGTTCGTTCCCATCGGATAGGTATAGACTGCGTCCTCCGGCGGCAGTTCTATGGGGCGAGGTTCCTTTTTCTCCGGTTCCTTCCACGAAATCCCGTCTCCTTTGGACGTTCCGTGTGGCAACAGCTCCGGTCCGATCTCTTCCGGAACACCTGCTGCCTGCTCTGCCTCTTCCTGCCTCATCTCTTCCCGCTCTTCGTTTTCCGGAATATTCTTTTCCGCGCCCTGGCTTCCCGGTTTCGGTTCTGCCGCTTTCGTTACTTTTGACTTCGGATCGAGTTGCACCGGTGCAACTGAGCTGTTTTTGCCGTAAG